ACATTGAGGAGACTCGGGAATCCATCGCCCGAGCCCTTATAGATGGTGGTGCTCGGGACTATGCCGAGTACCGCAGTATGTGTGGTGAGGTCCGGGGTCTCTCTACCGCACACATGTTTATCACCGACCTCGTGCGAAAGATGGAGCAAAACGAAGATGAGTGAAATCCTCCTGAGTACCGGAGAAGACGCGGTGCCGACCACCCTGCCCGAGACGGCAGAGGAAAAGGCCAAGCAACTTCCCGATCCCTCAACCTACCACCTGCTCTGTGCGCTACCAGAGATTGACAGGGAATACGAGAGCGGCATCGTCAAGGCAGACAAGACTGTCTACTTCGAAGAAGTCATGTCCCCCGTCCTCTTTGTGATGAAGATGGGGCCGGACGCATACGGTGATAAGTCCCGCTTCCCCAGTGGACCATCGTGTAAACCTGGGGACTTCGTTCTGGTGCGGCCCAACACGGGTACCCGCGTGAAGATTCACGGCAGGGAGTTCCGCATCATCAACGATGACAGCGTCGAAGCCGTGGTGCAAGACCCGCGTGGCATCTCTCGCGTTTAAAGGAGGATCACATGCCTTTGGATCAAGAAGAGTTTAAATTTCCCGACCAGAAGGCCGAGGAAAAGAAGCAGGACGAGATCGACTTTGAAGTCGAAGACGATTCTCAGGTCGAGGTTGTAGACGACACACCACCTGAGGACCGTGACCGTCAGCCCATGAAAGAACCTCCTGCTGAGGTTACTGAAGATGAGTTGGCCCAGTATTCAGACGGGGTCAAAAAGCGGATTCAGCACTTCTCTAAGGGTTATCACGAAGAGCGCCGAGCAAAAGAGGCCGCTTTCCGTGAGCGGGAAGAAGCAATTCGACTTGCCCAACAACTCATGGAGGAGAACAAGAAACTCCAGAGTAACCAGGGGCAGACCCAGCAAGTGCTTCTTGAGCAGGCCAAAAAGGTTGTCCAAAGCGAGGTTGAAAACGCCAAGCGCAAATACAAGGAAGCCTATGAATCCGGGGATGCAGAAGCCCTGGTCGCGGCCCAAGAAGAACTTACGGCAGCAAAGATTAAGGCGGACCGGGTAAATAATTTCAAGCCCGCCCCTTTACAAGAAGAAAAACCTGCGGTACAACCCGCACCACAACCAGTTCAGCAAGAGCCGGTTCGAGTCGATCCCAAAGCCTCTGCGTGGCAAGAAGCCAATCCGTGGTTTGGACAAGATGACGAGATGACTGCTCTTGCACTGACGGTTCATCGAAAACTTGTGGAAAGTGGGGTAAGTCCAAACAGCGATGAATACTATGACCGCATCAATACTCGGATGCGGCAGGTCTTCCCAGATGCGTTCCCCTCTGAGAAGCCGGTAATGAAATCGCCTGTCGTGGCACCTGCGACCCGAAGCACAGCGCCCAAAAAGATCGTGCTGACCAAGTCCCAAGTAAACATCGCCAAGCGGCTCGGACTGACGAATGAGCAGTACGCCCGTGCGGTTGCGGAAGAAATGAGGAAACAAAATGGCTGAACGTACCCCCCGTGAATTGGATACCCGAGCAAAGATGGAGCGTCCCAAGCAGTGGATGCCCCCTGAACTGCTGCCGAGCCCCAATCCGGAGCCGGATTATGAGTTCCGCTGGATTCGCGTAAGTACCCTGGGTACTGCCGATCCGGGCCATGTTTCCGCAAAACTCCGCGAAGGTTGGGAGCCTGTAAAAGCATCTGAGCATCCCGAAGTCCAGATCATGGCAACTGGGGAAAAGCCCCGGTTCCCAGATAGCATCGAGATCGGTGGACTCTTGCTTTGCAAAACACCCAAAGAGTTTGTTGACCAACGCAATTCTTACTATCAGCGTCAAACTGATGGGCAGATGCAATCGGTCGACAACGCCTTCATGCGCGAGAACGATCCCCGGATGCCCGTCTTCAAGGAGCGGCGCTCTGAGGTGAAGTTCGGACGCGGTTAAATCATCTTAGGAGTCCAACATGGCTTACCCCTCTGTTGACGCCGCATACGGTTTCAAGCCGATCAATGAACTGAACGGCCTACCCTATGCGGGCGCAATCCGCCAGATTCCGATTGCTCGGAACTATGGCACCGCCATTTTCAATGGCGATCTCGTGGAGTTCATTGCGAACGGCACGATCACTCTGACATCCATGACCACGTCTACCACCACTTCTGTTGTGGATGGTCAGATTGGCGTGTTTGTCGGCTGCTCGTACACCAACCCCTCGACGGGTCAGAAGTTATTTGCCCAGTACTACCCCGGTAGTATCCTGGCAAACGACATCGTGGCCTATGTGGTGGATGATGATCGCGCAGTGTTCAAGGCAGTGATGATTGGTCAGCCCTCTGCTGGCGTTAGCAACACTGCTACGACCGTTGGCTATGCCGCGCAAAGTTTCGTTGGCAACAACGTTCTGTGCGTGACCGGCACCGCTGGCAGCACCACCACCGGTAACTCCGCAATGGGCGTGTCGGGCTCGGCTCCCTCCAATGGCACCGGTAACGTTGCCATCACGGGCGCTCGTCCCTTCCGCGTTGTGGGCGTTGTGCCTGAGACTGCTGTGACCCTCACGGGAACCGGCAGCACCTCCGGCTCTAGCGCCACGGTGACGCTGACTGCTGCTGTGACTGGCCTGCAAGCCGGTATGCAGTTGATCTGCCCCACGGGCACTGGCTCTCTGGCCGGTAACTTCATCACGGTGACAAACGTGAACAGCACGACCCTAACGGTGTCGAGCGCGATCACGCTGGCCGCTGATTCTGCTCTGACCTTCGTGGGTTACCCCGAGGTGTTGGTTAAGTGGAACCAGGGTTACCACTCGTACCAGAACTCCACCGGCATTTAAGGAGTAATTCAAAATGGCAATTTCTCGTGCCCAACTACTGAAGGAACTCCTGCCGGGTCTTAATGCCCTGTTTGGCATGGAGTACAAGCGTTACGGCGAAGAACACAAGGAAATCTACGAAACCGAGACTTCCGAGCGTTCGTTCGAAGAAGAAACCAAACTGGCTGGTTTCTCTGCCGCCCCGGTTAAGCCTGAAGGCCAAGCCATTGCGTATGACAACGCGCAAGAAGCCTGGACTGCACGGTACAACCACGAGACCATCGCTATGGGTTTCTCCATCACCGAAGAGGCGATGGAAGACAACCTGTACGACTCTCTGTCGGCCCGTTACACCAAGGCTCTGGCCCGTGCTATGGCTTACACCAAGCAGGTCAAGGCTGCGGCCATCCTGAACCAAGGCTTCAACTCCGGCGTCACCTACGGCGACGGTGTGAGCCTGTTCTCGACGGCGCATCCGCTGATCTCTGGTGGCACCAACAGCAACCGCCCGACCGTGGGTGCTGACCTCAACGAAACGTCCCTTGAAAACGCCGTGATCCAGATCGCAGCGTGGACGGACGAACGTGGTCTGCTGATCGCTGCCAAGCCCCGGAAACTGATCGTTCCGCCTTCACTGCAATTCGTTGCGACCCGTCTGCTGGAGACTGAACTCCGCGTGGCGACCGCCGACAACGACATCAACGCGCTGAAGAACAACGGTTCGATCCCCGAGGGTTACACGATCAACCACTGGTTGACCGACACGAACGCTTGGTTCCTGACCACGGACGTGCCCAATGGTCTGAAGCACTTCATCCGTACTCCCATGAGCACGTCGATGGACGGAGACTTCGATACCGGAAACGCCCGCTATAAGGCCCGCGAGCGTTACTCGTTCGGCGTCTCTGACCCGCTCGGCATCTTCGGATCGCCCGGTGCTTGATTGAGGGCGTCGCATATTGCGACCTTGATGGGGGGAAATCCGCAAGGGTTCCCCCCTTTTCTTTTTCTTGAAGTGGATGTATAAACACACCAGTCCCAAGATTTCCAACCTGCTTGCTGACCGGCTTGGCGGACTGACCTCACAGACAGCAAGCGCAATTTGAGGAATTGAAGCATGGCTTCCACTACCTTCTCGGGCCCAGTTACATCTACCAATGGTTTTGTTGGCGCAATCACTGGCAACGTCACCGCTACCACCGGCACTTCGACGTTTAACAACGTAGAAGTCACCGGTAACGCAGGCATTGGCAGCGCTGCTGCTGACACCATCGGTTTTTACGGTGCAACCAAGATTGTTCAGCCCACGACCGCTGTGACGGCCGCTGCTTTTGTTGCCAATACCAGCGGCATCAGCAATGACACGGCCACTTACGGCGGCTACACGATGGGCCAAGTCGTTGCGGCGCTCAAGAATCTCGGCCTGCTTGCCTAATAAGGGGGCATCGCCATGATGCAAACCGACGTTAAATCGGGCACAGCCGGTGCTGCTGCAAGTACGGAAGTCACGACTTTTCGTGCTCGTATCAAGGCACTTGCACTGACCTATACCTCTGCTGCCGGGAACATCTCGATCACGGACGGTAACGGTGGGGCTACGCTGTTCTCGTTTACACCGGCTGCTGCCGCAGGATCGCTGTACATGCTGTTTCCTGGCGAGGGCATCCTTGCTCAGACCGGCATCTATGTGACCAACGGCACCGGCACTGCTGCAACGGTGTTCTATGGCTAAGACTCCGGCATGGCAACGAGCGGAAGGGAAGAACCCCAAGGGCGGCTTGAACGCCAAGGGGCGAGCCTCCTACAACGCCGCCAATCCTGGGAAGCCGGGGCTGAAGGCACCACAGCCGGAGGGCGGTCCACGCCGCGACTCTTTCTGCGCCCGTATGAAAGGCATGAAGAAAAAGTTGACGAGCGCAAAAACCGCAAGCGATCCGAATTCGAGGATTAACAAATCCTTGCGGGCGTGGAACTGCTGATATGCCAAGCACAAGCGGTAAACAGCACAGGTTCATGGCGGCGGTGGCTAACAACCCCAAGTTCGCCAAGAAGGCAGGAGTCCCACAGTCCGTGGGGGAAGAGTTCATCAAGGCCGACAAGGGCCGCAAATTTGCCGGGGGTGGTGAAATGGAATCTAAGAAGATGGTTGGCAAAGAGATCGCCTTCATGAAGAAGAAGGGCGCTCCCAAGTCCATGATCAAGCATGAGATGTCCGAAATGAAGGGCATGAAGAAGATGGCTATGGGCGGCTTGTCTGCCGGTCACAAGCAAGCCGATGGGATTGCCAAGAAGGGCAAGACCCGTGGCATGGAAGTCAAGATGGCCGCAGGCGGTTTGGCCGCTGGTCACAAGCAGGCTGATGGCGTCGCCAAGAAAGGCAAGACCCGTGGCATGCAAGTGAAGATGGCTAACGGCGGGAAGTGCTAATCATGGCTGAAGCAGGAGCAGGACGGGGTTTGACTGTTCCCCCCACCGCCGCTGAAATGAAGCGGATACAACAGCGTGCAGACCGCAACGTCTTCACCGAAGAGAAGATTGGCAAGACCAAGACGCCCAAGGGTGAGCAATTGCCCCGCGACTTGATGCCAAGCGACCTTCCTCCGGTAAAGAAGGCTTCAGGTGGTTCTGCTTCTTCTCGTGCTGACGGCTGCGCACAGCGCGGCAAGACCCGTGGGATGATGGTATGAAAAAGCGCAAGTTCCGCTATGCAGACGGAGGCGACACCGCTGCCGAAGGTCGTTTTGACGAAGACACCTATGCGCGTGCTCGACGGTTCATAGAGGAACAAGAGAAGCGAGCCGGAGAGGGTTTGGCCAATGAGGAGGCTCCGGCCCCTCGCGCTCGTGCTGCTGCGCCCGCCGTGCCTGCTGCGCCGTCTGTGTCGCCCTCTTACCGTATGGAAGGTATGGGGCGTGGTCGCCCCGCTGCGGCACAGATTCCGGTTGACACGTCTATGCGTGGCCCCGCCAAGGAGTTCTCCCCCGCGATGGGGATGAGCGACACCGGACGCGCGTTGGCTACAACCGTGGGTGCACTTGGTGGCGCAGGTGCTGCGGCAATTCGTGGCGCACCAGCCGCTCGCACAGCGATCGAAAGTGCAAAGGGTGTGGCTGCTCCCGCTATGCGTGCTGCCAAGGAAGGCATTGAGGTCGCCAAGACTGCTGGCCCCAAGGCTGGTATGGAAACGGCTCGTTCTACCTTGCGCGGAATGAGGTCTCGTGCTGAGATGCAAGCCAAGCGTGGCGCTCGTCAACGCGGCGAAGCCGAGGCGATGGAGAAGGCCAAGCCCATCCTCAAGTCTCGCAAAGATACCAAGGCCGAACGTGCGGCCCGTACACGCCGTAGTGAAGAGGACGCGGGGATTGAATTTAGCCGTGGTGGCTCTGCATCGTCACGTGCTGACGGATGCGCCAAGCGCGGCAAGACTCGCGGAAAGGTGTACTGACATGCGTGCCTCTCGTGGAATGGGTTGCATCAACCCCGCAAAGATGCCCAAGGGCACGGTTAAACAGCGTCGTGATAACACGGATTTCACGGAATACGCCGAGGGCGGTGAGGCCAAGTCCAAGGTAAACGCGGCAGGCAACTACACCAAGCCCGGGATGCGCAAGGCTCTCTTTGAGAAGATCAAAGGGCAGGCTGTTCAGGGTACTGCGGCGGGGCAGTGGAGCGCGAGAAAAGCGCAGTTGCTTGCCAAGCAGTACAAGAGTAAAGGCGGAGGCTACCGTGACTGAGTTGAAAGACGACGAAACACGCCTTGCCAAGTTTGGCGCGTTGTCTCCTGAGCGTAAGGCCGCTGTTCGTGCTGCGCAGCAAAAAGAATTGAAAGCCGCCACGAAGGAGCGTACTCGTCCAACGGGGTCTCGCGTGCTTGATACCATGTCACAAGCGTTTGGTAGCGCAAAGGGTGCTGAAGCATCGCGGCAGCGTGCAGCCGAAGATACCGCACGTCGAGAGCGCCGGTTTCAAGAAGCCCAAGATGCTGCAAGCATGTCTGATGAGGATATGGATAAGCAGCCGCGTATGTACGGCGACACCAAGGTGCATAAGTTGGCGAAGGGTGGCTCCGCTTCCTCTCGCGCTGATGGCTGCTGCAAGCGCGGCAAAACTCGTGGGAAGGTAATCTGATCATGGCTAAGAAATTTCCTGATCTGACCGGCGACGGCAAGGTTACCCAGGCCGACATCCTCAAGGGTCGCGGCGTTGGTGAGATGGCAAAAGGCGGCATGGCTAAGGGTGGCAAGTGGATTCAATCCGCCATCAAGAAGCCCGGAGCCCTGCGTGAAGCCCTCGGCGTCAAGGAAGGTAAGACCATCCCGGCCAAGAAGTTGGCTAAGGCTGCTAAGGCTTCCGGAAAAATGGGCCAACGTGCTCGACTGGCGCAGACCCTCAAGGGGCTGAAGAAGTGAAGAAGCCTCAGCAGTCGCTGAAGAACTGGACTGACCAGAAGTGGAGGACGAAAAGTGGTAAACGATCTTCTGACACGGGTGAAAGGTATCTTCCAGAGGCTGCGATCAAAAGTCTTTCCCCCCAAGAATACGCAGCAACAACCCGAGCAAAACGAGCAGGCAAAGCCTCCGGCAAGCAGTTCGTAGCCCAACCCAAG